AGAACGGAAAAAGCTTGCCACAGATTATAAAAAGCGGCACAAGGAACTTCAGGATTTTTTGGACGACAATCCTGAACTTGTAAACTCCGAAGTGGAGAGAGCTTTGCTTGCGGCGGCTCTGGGCGGCGAATATGCAGAGGAAGAAGTTAGAGTTGACGCCAGAGGGCGCAAAACGATCAGGCGCAGGGTAAAAAAAGTCGCTCCCAATCCGTCCGCCGCTCTGAGCTATTTGCAGAATAAAGACAAAGAAAACTGGTCACCGAATCCCAAGGCTGATCCTGAGCTGGAGGACACGTCGGAAATTGAGGAGGATATCTATGGCAAGGACAACTAAGCCTGAGAAACGCAAAAAGACCATACCCTACAATTTTGGCGATAAGCATAAGGCATATATCCGAAAGTCACAGGACTGCATGATAAACGTTGCCGAGGGAGCGGTAAGAGCCGGAAAGACAGTGGACAACGTTCTTGCTTTTTGTCACGAGCTTAAGACTACTAAAGACAAGATACATCTTGCATCGGCGTCAACACTCGGCAATGCGAAAATCATTCTTGGCGACTGTAACGGCTTTGGTATTGAGCATTTCTTTCGAGGTCAATGCCGCTGGGGTAAGTACAAGGGCAATGAGGCTCTTATCATAAAGGGCAAGGATACAGGATTTAAAACAAGGATCGTCATCTTTTCCGGCGCTATGCTTGCCAGCAGTTATAAGTCCATACGAGGCAACTCTTATGGTATGTGGATAGGTACTGAGATCAATCTGCATCACAAATCATTTGTGCAGGAGGCTTTTAACAGATCTATCGCCGCAGATAAGCGTAAGATATGGTGGGATCTTAACCCGGACAATCCAAAAAGCTGGATATACACCGAGTACATTGACAAGTACCAGCAGGACGCCGCCGATTGCAAATTCCTCGGTGGATACAACTACGCACATTTTACTATTGACGATAACATAAATATCTCAGATCAGCGTAAGGCTGAGGTAAAATCTCAGTACGATCCGACATCTATCTGGTACAAGCGAGATATACTGGGGTTAAGGATAGCGGCAGAGGGTCTTATCTTCCAGAGCTTTGCCAACGACCCCGAAAAGTATATAATACCCGAATCACAGCTTGACAAAAGCAAGATCACATCAATACAGATAGGTATCGACTTCGGCGGCAACAAGTCAAAGACCACATTCGTGGCTACGGCTTTTATTGAGGGCTTTAAAAAGCTTGTCGTTATTGCAGATCACAAAATAGACGGCGGCAAGGGCGAGGTCGGTCCCGATACTATTTACACTGCTTTTATAAAGTTTGTAAAGACGTTATATATGCGTTTTAATCCGCTTTTAATTAAATTTGCATGGGCGGACAACGAAAACCAAGCGGTAATAAACGGTCTGAGAGTAGCCTGTGCCAGAGCAAGACTGATGGTCAAGATCGTGGACTGCTACAAAGCTCCACGAAACGACAGAATATCTATGCTTACGTCTTTGATGGTTCAGGGCAGATTTTGGGTGCTTGACATTTGCAAAAATGTTATCGGAAGCTTGTCGGAGCAGATATGGGATCCTAAAATTCCGGACAGAGATGAGCGTCTTGACGACGGTACTTGCGATATAGATACCGCCGACGCTCTGGAGTACAGCTTTAGCAAATTTATCAAGCCGCTAACGCTGGCAGGAGGTGAAAACATTTGAACAGTGAGATAATAAACTGGCTGAATAATAACTTCGGCTATAACATTTCGACCGACTATTATAATAATATATCCGTATGGAAAGACTGGTGGAAGGGTTTTCATGAACCATTTCATAGGATAACTTTTGAAAACGGAGAAAAACGCAAGAGTCGTGATATGTATACCATGAAAATGGCCAAAAAGGTGTGCGAGGACTGGGCAAGCATATTAATAAACGACAAAACGTTTGTAAAAGTAGATGATGAATACTCGGAAAAGTTCATCGTTGGCGATACCGACAACGGCGGAGTGTTCGGCAGCAACAACTTCTGGGATCAGGCTAACGACCTTATGGAAAAAATGATGTATTCCGGCACTTGTGCCGTTGTGATACGTCTTAAAAATGCTGTGGTAAGCTCAGACGGCAGACTTCTGCCGTCACCGGACGCATGGATAGATCTAAATTACCTTGAGGCGGATAGGATAATAGTCCTATCATCGGACAACGGCATTATCACCGAAGCAGCGTTTTGCTCCGATATCTGTACAAAAGGCAGCAACAAGCTGTATCTTGAGATACACCGTCTGGAAAAAGGCGAATATGTCATAGAAAATCACATCTTTGGAATAAAAGATAAATCGCTGTTGAGCGAAGAACCTCTGCCGGACGGTGTTGCAAGAATAATGCATACAGGATCAGACAAGCCTTGGTTTACCATATGCAAACCTGCTATCGTTAATCCCATTAACGGCAATAATGGGATGGGCTGTGCGGTTTTTGCCGGAGCGATTGACAACTTGAAGGGAGTTGATCTTGCATATAATAATCTTAACTCTGATTTTTGGTTGGGACAGAAAAAAGTGTTTTTAAACAAAAATATGCTTGAAGATATGTCTGGAGATAAAAAGGTTGCTCCCGATGAGGTAAATCAACAACTGTTTTATTATATCGGTGAGACTATGGACGATGGCACGGGTAAGAGTATGGTGCAGGAGCATAATCCCGATCTGAGAGTTGCAGACAATACGGCGGGTATACAGGCACAGCTTGATTATCTCAGCTTTAAGGTGGGATTTGGTACTAAGCATTATCAGTTTAATGCAGGCTCTATAGTAACTGCTACCCAGTACACAGGCGACAAGCAGGACTTGATCCAAAACGCACACAAGCATTTTATAAAAGTTGAGAGCTTTTTGCATGGTCTTGTTAAAACGCTCCTCTGGATAGGCCACAGCTTTATCGACGCACAGGTCAAGGAGGACGCACATATATCCATAGTCTTTGACCAAAGTCCACTGGTAGACGAAAATGCCGAGCGACAACGTGACAAAGATGATGTCACAGCAGGTTTAATGCAGAAGTGGGAATACCGTGTTAAATGGTACGGCGAATCGGAAGAGGAGGCAAAGGCACGTCTTGCAGACGGTGAACCTACCGACGATGAGCTTATGGGCTTTGAGGACGGTGAGGAGTAATGCTTACCCCTCAGACGTTACAAAAACTGCCAGATGACTTGATTGATCTTGTAAGCGAGGTACAGACTGATATAATCAAGTCTATTGCCAAAAAGCTTGTTAAAGCGGACTATCTTACTCCCTCGGCGGAATGGCAGTTGTACAAAGCAAGCCAGCTGAAGATGTCTACAAAAGAGATCACTGCTATGCTTGCAGAATTTACAGGCAAATCAAAGCGGCAGATATCAAAGCTGTACACCGATGCCTGTAAGGAGGCAATCAACAACGACGCCAAGATATACAGAACTTACGGCAAGGACTGCTCCGCCGCTCTGAGGTCGGTGGCATTATCCAACACGCTTAAGGCAGGCGTTAAAAATGCAAATGGTATGACAAAAAATCTGTGTAAGTCCATGGTAGAGTCCTCGCAGGCAACTGTTACTCATCTTATGGACAAGGCATGGTTAAAGGTACAAAGCGGTGCTTTTACATATCAGGATGCTATTTACGACGCAGTTGTCGAGCTTGCTAAACAAGGTATTGCGACTGTAACTTATCCATCGGGTAAGACCGACTGGGCAGACGTTGCAGTGCGGCGTGCGGTAATGACGGGCATAAGTCAGACCGCAGGTCAGATGCAGCTTGATCTTGCCGCAGAAATGGACTGCGATCTGGTTGAGGTCACCGCACACATGGGCGCGCGTCCCTCACACGCTTTATGGCAAGGCAAGGTTTACAGCATTTCGGGCAAATCTAAAAAATACCCTAAACTCAGCACCGCCACAGGCTACGGAACGGGTGACGGCTTGAAAGGCTGGAACTGCCGACATGATTTTTATCCGTTTTTCGAGGGAATTTCCGAACGTGCTAATCTCCCTGTTGACGTGACCGAAAACAACAGACAGTATGAATTATCGCAGAAACAGCGTGCTATGGAGCGGTCTATACGAGCTACAAAAAGACGTTTAGCTGCATATGACGGTGCTATCTCTGAGACGGAAGACGAGGTGCTTAAACGGAGACTGCAAAATCAGTTTGAACGCCACTCGGCTATACTGAAAACTAAGGAAAAACGGCTGTCTGAGTTTTGCGATACGAACGATCTTTATTCCGAAAAGGACAGAGTTCGGGTTGTTGGATTTAACAAGAGTGTTTCGCAGAAAGCGGTATATGGGAATAATCGTTACTTTGTTAAGCAAATGAAAAGCTACGGCATAGAAAATCCGCCGAAAAGCCTTGACATTTTTGAAAATATGAAGTATAATAACTCTCCTGAGTGCAAATTGATGAATGCATATATTACTTCTGTAAAAAAGGGAAAATTTTCTCCGCTTGTAGGTTACGATCATTATAAGAAGTTGCACAATGAGATTAACAACAGTCTTGTTGGTTTAACTACAACTAACGGTATTGAAATAACTGGGCAATCGGATCATTTCATTGAACGTGTTATTGGTGTAATCAAAGATCCTGATACGGGTAAGAAACGTCTTGGCGTTGAACTTCAAGATATTCAGGATGCTTTGACCAATGGTAAAGCAATGAAACCCAAAATTAGCAGGGATAAAAACGGTAACATTTTATATGATGAAGATGGTAAACCTAAAATATCTCAGCTATTTGTTACAGATAAATGTGCAGTATCCATAAATCCTGAAACGGGCGTGCTTATTCAATGTAATCCAAAGTGAGGTGTATTATTATGATATTCAATTTCAAAAAAGATGAATATGAAATGCTTGTCAAATATGGCGATTTTGAAGATTTGGAATACCCATACAAGCTCTTCCCCGAAACAAGTCAGATAGAAATAAATAATAAAGATGTTTCTATGTTTCAATGCATAATTAGCAACATATCAGTTGTTTATGGCATGGACGAAAATCAGAATAATATGACAGATTTCGGATATAAAGCATTGGATATTTATGATAAGGTTTATTTTCAAATTCATAATGAATAAGCTCCCAGCTACTGGGGGCTTTTAATTTTGCAAAAAGGAGCTGATAATTTATGCTTTCAACCCTCATATTGCTTTACGCCCTCGATACAGGGCAAATCCCCGTTGGCTGTTATGTAGCCGCATGGGTCTTCACAATAATAAAAGGTATTTGTTTGGTTATTAAATGCCTTGTAGATTTATCAGATGATTAAAACTGCATTTTAACGATAGTAAAACGCTCTTTCAAGGGCGTTTTATTTATCCTCGTTTTTGCGGAGCAAAAATCCGAGCCGCTTGCGAGGAGATAAATTTTATACTCAAAATTAAGGAGGAAAAATCCCTATGGAACTGAAAGATTTAACAGCTCTCGGTATTACCGAGGAGCAGGCAAACAAGGTGCTTGAACAGCACACAGCGGAGCTGACCGCAGAACAGCAGAAGTACACAGACCTTAACGCAGAACTGGAAACGGCAAAAGGCACGATCTCAGAGCTTACTGATAAGGTCAAAGCATTTGACGGCGAGGACATTGAAGGACTTAAGAAAGCGGCGTCCGACTGGGAAAGCAAGTACAATGCAGATATTGCCGCACTTAAGCTTGACAAGGCTCTGGAACTGTCCCTTGCCGGAGCAAAAGCAAGAGATGTGGACATTGTCAAGTCTCAGCTTGACTCGTCGCTCCTCAAGCTTGACGATGACGGCAAGATCACAGGTCTTACCGAACAGCTTGACAAGCTTAAGGCCGACAAAGCATTTCTCTTTGCGGATGGTGATGAGCCTACCGCAAGGATAGACACCGGTCTTGACCACGGTTCGGCAACAGAAACAACATCAGACGCACAGGCAAGAGCCGTAATGGGTCTGCCTGCGACTAAGTAATTTTACGGAGGTAAAATATTATGGCAAACGCAATTACAAAATTTAAAACCTACATCGCACTGCTTGACGAGGTTTACAAGCAGGCATCTTTGACCGCCGATCTCGACAGCGATCCTACTCTTGTTAAAGCGGGCGCAAACGCAAATGAGATCATAATCCCTAAGATCTCTATGGACGGTCTGGCGGACTACTCCAGAAACAGTGGCTATGTAAAGGGCGACGTTACTCTTACAAACGAGACTGTTACCTTTAATTACGACAGAGGTCGTAAATTCAGCGTTGACAATATGGACAATGAGGAGACTGCAGGACTTGCTTTCGGCAGACTGTCCTCAGAGTTTATCCGCGTCAAGGTTGCTCCCGAACAGGACGCATTCAGGTTCGCGACCTATGCAGGTACAACAGGCATATCTAAGGTTTCTGCAGGAGCAACACTTTCATCGGGTAATGATGTCCTTACCGCTCTGATCACTGCACAGAACAAAATGGACGAAGACGAAGTATTGCCGGAAAACCGTATTCTGTACATCACTCCTACTCTGTATAACCTTGCTATCAATGTGGACACCACAAAGTCAAAGGCTGTACTTGACGGCTTTGCTAAGATCGTAAAAGTGCCTCAGAGCAGATTTTACACTGCGATCGATCTTAAGGACGGCACGACAAAATCAGAGGGCGTCGATGAAACGGCAGGCGGTTTTGCTAAGGCGACAACCGCAAAGGATATAAACTTTATGATAATCCAGAAGTCGGCGGTTATCCAGTATCCTAAGCACACGGTAAACAAGGTCGTTACGCCGGAGGAAAATCAGACGGATGACAGCTGGCTGTTCTTCTTCCGTGCTTATGGTCTGGCTGATGTGTACGAAAACAAGGCGGCAGGTATTTATCTGCACCACAAGGCATAGGAGGTGTCGTTATGGCAAAGACAGTAGGATTGACTTTTAACGAGAAGCCAATAACAATAGAACCGCCTGCCGACTATTGCGAAAATGAAAATGTCATTGATTATAAGAGCATGACAGTCCCTGAACTAAAAGCTTATGCCGCCGAACTTGGCATTGACCTCGGGTCGGCAAGCAAGAAGGACGCAATCATTCAGGAAATCGTCGATGCAGTTGCGGTAGAGGATACGACAAGCGAAACGGAGGTGTAGGCTATGGCTTATGCTGATTACACGTTTTACACTGCTGATTTTCATGGCAATAAGATTTCCGAAACGGATTATCCTTATTTTGCGGAGCGTGCATCGGAATATCTCGACAATCTGAGCTTTGCCGAGACCGACGAGATCAGCCTTGCCAAAGCCTGCTGTGCTTGTGCAGAGATCATGTACTCCGCACAGCCGGATAAACAGATAGCCTCCGAAAAGGTCGGAGATTATTCGATAAGTTATTCGACCACTCAGACTGCTGTCGCCGATGAGCTGATCAAGACCGCCTCCAGATACCTTAATCTCAGGTCTGTGGGGTGGATATAAATGAGATATAATACAAAATGCACCGTCTGGCACAAACAGCCCGACGGTGCATTTATTACACAGCATTATCCGTGCTGGTGGCAGGACACCGAAGCCGAAAACATTGCAAAGACGGGCAAGACCGATGTTGACCGGGCGTTGATACATCTGCCGTTGTTGGCTGTAGTCGATAAGTCCGACTATATTGCAAAGGGCGATATTGATTTTGACGTGACAGCCTCTGTGGCAGAGTTGCTTAAGGCTGTAAGCCCGCTCAAAATCAGTACTGTAGAGCGCAAGGATTACGGCAGTCCCATAATGCGGCACACGGAGGTGACGGCTAAATGAGTAATAACAGTATTAAAGTAACTCTCACGGTCGCTCCCGAAAATGAACTGTTTGCGAGGCGTGGTCTGCAAAAAGGCGGCCGAGTACAGAAGTATATCGACAGCGAAGTATTACGTTGCTGTGATAGTTATGTGCCAATGCTTACCGGTAAGCTTAAACAGTCCGGTATTACATCAACGGTAGTTGGATCAGGCATGGTGCATTACAACACACCATACGCCCGCAAAAATTATTACGATAACAAAGGTATGGGCAAGCAGGGGCTTAACCTTGGGGGCAAGCGAGGCAGACTATGGTTTGAGCGTATGAAACCCGATCATCTGTCCGGAATAATCAAAGGAGTGAAACGAATTGCCGGAGCAAAATAAAAGCCTTTTGGAGGCTATGAAAGAATATGTGTTACAGTATCCCAATCTTGGAGATATTGATCTGCACATAGACCAGACTGAGTCTGAACCTGTTAATTACAGTATACAGACATCAGGTCTTGTAAAACTCAGTGAGGACGTGTGCGGAAATCAGATATGGCAGTACAATGCTTTGCTCCAGAGCAGAGAGTACACAGCCGATGATCTGTCAAGGCTCAATGCATCAGCTTTTACGGAGGATTTTATCTTCTGGATTGAAAAACAGAACAGTAGCCGGAATTATCCAGAACTTGCAGGAAATTTTGAACCTATCAGTATATCCGCTGATAATGGCATACTGCTTGCTCTGGATGAGGACGGAGACAGAGGATTGTATCAGATACAGATACATTTTACATTTGAGGAGGAAATATAAATGGCAGCTACAGGAATAAAAAAGCTTAAAAGAAGTCATCTTATGCATTTGTTGGATTCCACTTTTGGCGGAGAAACTCCGTCATGGTTCCTGATCGGCAAAAACATTGAGGATATGTCTATGGATTTGGGACCGGATACCGCGACTGTTAAGAATATCCTTGATGAAACAGATGTAAATGACAACGGTTACGAACCTAGTTTGTCTGTTGAAACCTACTACGCAAATACAGAAGATGCGATTTACGAAAAGATCAAATCTATTGCGTTGGATCGTCTTGTTGGCGACGACTGCAAGAGCAAATATCTTGAGGTGCTTATCGATAAGACCGAAGGTCCTTACGATGCATGGATGGAAGATTGCATCGTTAAGCCGCAGTCATATGGCGGACCGCAGGGCGGTGTCAACATACCGTTTAATATCCAACCCTGCGGCAATCGTATTAAGGGTACTGTAACAATCGCAAATAAAGTGGTGACATTTACGCCGCTGGCTGAAGGATAATTTGAGGGGCGACTAAGCCCCTCTTTTCTAAGGAGTGTTTTTTATGTCAGAAACAATTAAGCTTAGTTTTGACGACGGATACAAAAATATCGAATTAAATGGGAATCCGGATAAAATAATCCGTATTAATCCAACAGATACTCAGTTTATTAACCGAATTTCAGGCTTTGATGAGAAATATGAGAATATACGCAGTAGATACGGAGATATCGATATGAACTCTATCAATGATCTGCAGAATCTTGATGAGAATAATCCGGACTTTGAAAAGCTGAAACTTGCCGCTGATAGTGTGGACAAACTTGATATGGCGGTGAAGGATCTTATAAATGATATCTTTGGTTATGATATTTCATTAATAGTATTCGGAACTGATTCATGTCTTTCGCCTGCCGGAGGTCAACCAATATTTATGAATTTTATGCAGTGCATCTTCGCGTACATAAATGAATGTTCTGTGGAGGAAAGAAAGAAATCACAGGAGAAACTTAATTCCTATGCGGCACAGCGCAATACCATTGTTAGTGAAACAAAATGATAGGTGCATTGCCTAAAGCTTTGACAGTCAACGGTAAAATATATTCAATATATAGTGATTATCGCGTAGCTTTGCTGATTTTTTCTATGTGCAATGACGATACGCTTAATGACAAAGCCAAAACATATGGATGTATACAACTGTTGTACAAGCATCACGATCAGATACCTAACTCGGATCTTTACGAAGCGGCAGAACAAGCCAAATGGTTTCTTGACGGCGGAGATATGCCAAAATCTAAACGTCAACCTAAACCGTTGATAAACTGGGATCAGGATGAAGGGATTATTTTTCCAGCTCTCAATAAGGTAGCAGGAAAGGAAATTCGTGAAATTGATTATATGCATTGGTGGACGGTTTTAGGCCTTTTTAATGAGATTGGTGAGGGTTTATACAGTAATGTTATAAATATACGCTATAAGCTTGCACACAATAAAAAACTTAGTAAAGGAGAACAGGACTTTTACCGGAACAACAAAGAACTTATTGATATTAAGGTGAAGCTTACAGCAGAGGAACAGGATGAACTTGATTTTATAAATAATCTGTTATAAAAAAAGTCAGCCCGTTTGGACTGACTTTTTTATTACGCCCACCACTGATTACCGCAGTTAAGGCAAGTTATACGAACTTTTTTTGCTCCTTTGTTTCCGGAAACAAGACCTATTGGACCGGCAACAGCAGTTCCTATGACTGCTTTTCCGACTCCAAAGCCTTTTTTGTTTGCCGTAAGCGAAGTACTTCCACATTTAGGACAGCAAGCAATACCGTTTTTCTTGTTTTCCTTTATACGCTGACGTTTTGATAACGTTTTTTCTTCATGTTGTGTTTCGCCTGTTTGTGATGAAGTTGATGTGGTTACTTCCATCGGTATAAAAGTATTATTGCTAAGTGCGGAGAAGTAACCACATAACTCAGCAATTTTTTTATTATTGTTAAAGAAAAACATTACGTTATATGATTTTCCGTTTGCTGTTATAAACAAGCGACCGTTCTCGGAAGGAGTTCCGGCTGTATATCTAATATCTGATATGTCGGATACTTTTATAGTTTCGCTTTTGAGCCCACTTTTGTATGAGATCTCCGTTTCCGAAACTATTATAGTTGACACAAAAGCCGATTTTATTGTGGCATTCATAGGTATAGTTGAAATCGAGTTGACTTCTTCAATTTCGGTTTTATTGTGATGCAGAATTTCAGTTCCACATTTCATGCAGAAATCTGATTCATCGGATATTTCTGCGCCGCATTTAAAGCAAAACATAACATTTCCTCCCATTATGTATTTTTTTCATTATACAGCGTATGGAGGATTTTGTCAAGAAAGGAGGCTGATATAATTGGCAATTGACGGCAGACTTAATTTCGATACAAAAATAGATACAAAAGGATTTTCCAAAGGTATAAACAGTTTAGGTAACCAGCTTAATAATCTCCGAAATATAGTTTTAAAAATGGGTGCAGCACTTGGTACTGTGTTCAGTGGAAAAGAAGCTCTTGAAGCTGCTGCAGATATAAATGCTGCAAATTCTCAAATGCAACAGACTTTTGGAACTTTAAAATCTGCTGCAGATAATGCTATGAAAAGTGTAGCTGATAACAGTAGCATTCTTCAGACAAGACTTCAAAATGTAGGCACATCTATTTATGCTTTTGCTAAAACTACGGGTATGGATTCAGTTAGTGCTCTAAAAATGATGGAAGAAGCGTTGCAGGTAACAGCAGACAGTGCGGCATATTACGATCGAAGCCTTGAAGATACTGCAGAAAGCCTAAAATCGTTCTTGAAAGGCAACTTTGAAAACGATGCTGCTTTGGGTTTGAGTTGTACAGAAACTACGCGAAACACAGCGGCTAATAAACTCTATGGAAAATCATTTATGGAATTATCCGAAGCTCAGAAGCAACTTACACTATTGCAAATGGTCAAGGATGCAAATGCTCTTTCTGGAGCGGAGGGACAAGCCGCGCGAGAAGCAGACGGCTGGGAAAATGTCATCGGTAATCTGAAAGAGTCTTGGAAACAGTTGCTTGCTGTAATAGGACAGCCTGTTCTTTCTGGTGCTGTAACAGTTGTAAAAAACATAACAGCGGAATTGCAAAGTTTGACAGCTGTTGCTAATTCAGCAGTTAAAGCACTTTCTGAGGTGTTTGGAATTAAACTGATGAATACAACAGATGGAGTTGCTGAAAGTTCTTCGCAGGCGGCGGAAAATTATTCCGATATGGCAACATCGGCTGAAGCTACTGTCGAGGCTCAAGAAAATGCACTTGCAAGCTTTGATCAGATAAATAAGCTGGCGGACAACAGTTCCTCATCTGATACAAATGCATCGCCAGTGGTCGGTACTCTAAGCGGCAATACGATCTCCACTACTGTAGATGTTGATACATCTGATGCCGATAAAAAGCTTAAAGATTTTTTTTATTGGGTAAAATCATCTTTTAATACTATTTTTACGCCATTTAAACAAGCTTGGGATAAAAATGGAGTCAAGGTAACAGATAGTATGAGATTTGCTTTCGAGGGTGTATGGAGTATTATCAAAAGCATAGGCGGATCATTCACCGATGTTTGGAGTAACGGAACGGGCGAGCAAGTTTCTGAACATTTACTCGGTATATGGACAAACATTAATAATACAATCGGATATGTGTCACGCAATTTTTCCTCCGCTTGGTCTGATAGCAGTGGTACAAAAATTATTCAGGACATTCTTGATATTTTTAATGATATACTCGACACAATTGAAAACATAACGGCAGACACTGTTGAATGGGCGCAGAACATTGACTTCTCACCGCTCATTACATCATTTGAAAATGTAACATCCGCATTAAAGCCTTTAACTGCCGACATATTTGACGGTATCGAATGGTTCTGGGATAATATTTTGCTCCCTATGGCATCATGGACTATAAGTACTTTGATACCAACATTTCTTAATTTGCTGGCAGCAGCTATAAAAGTTCTTGATTCAGCAATTTCAGCGTTAAAACCTATGGGTAAATGGCTGTGGGATAAATTTTTGAAGCCTATTGCAACATGGACCGGAGGTATTATAGTAGGCGCGTTGAAAGGTATTACATCAGCCTTAAATGGGGTTAGTGACTGGATAAAGAATCATCAGACTGCTGTCGAAAATTTTGCTATTGTAGTTGGGACTTTGGGATCGGCATTTGCAATATCCGGAATAATTCAAGGCGTAGTAAGTGCATTTGCCGCATTGGCGGCAGGAACAAGTGTATTGACACCGTTAATTACTGCACTTGGTGTAGCAGTTAATTTTTTGACGAGTCCAATCACACTTGTATGTCTAGGAATCGGTGCGCTTATCGCTATCGGCGTATTGCTGTACAAAAATTGGGAAACAGTAAAACAGTTTTTTATTGATTTGTGGGACAGCTTTAAAATGACAATACAGCAATTTGTAGACTGGGTAACAGAGGTCTGGACATCAATTAAAGACTTTTTCGCCGGAATATGGCAAGGCATAAAAGATGTATTTGCCGTCGTGGCAGAATGGTTTACGGGAATTTTCCAAGCAGCTTGGGACGGTATTTTGTCTGTCTGGAATGCCGTTATAGGTTGGTTCTCAAATCTGTGGACAGGAATCAAAGACATTTTTTCTGCAGTAGGAAGTTGGTTTGGAGATATATTTACAACTGCGTGGACAAATATAAAATCGGCGTTTTCGGCTACAGCACAATTTTTCAGGGATTTGTGGACTGCAATAAAATCACCGTTTATTAAGGTAGCTGATTGGTTTAAAGATATATTTTCAAAGGCTTGGCAAGCAGTTAAGGACGTATTTTCGACTGGTGGCAAAATTTTTGACGGTATCAAAGAGGGTATAACAGGAGTATTCACAACGGTTGTAAACGGCATAATTGGCGGAATAAATAAAGTTATTTCTACTCCACTGGATTTTCTTAATGGCATACTTAATGATATTCGTGATATTGAAATAGCAGGCTTTACACCATTTGATGAGTTTTGGGACTATGACCCTATACCAGTTCCTCAGATTCCAATGCTCGCCACCGGCGCGGTAATTCCGCCGAACTCCGAGTTTCTTGCGGTTCTCGGCGACCAGAAACGCGGCACAAACATCGAAGCTCCGCTGGATACGATCAAGCAGGCTTTGTTTGAGGCGCTTGCTGTTTACGGCGGAGCTGTAGGCAATCAGAAAATAAGCGTAACGATACCAATCGAAGTAAAGGGCAGAGTGCTGTCACAGATCGTTATTGACGATATAAATGATTTTATCAAGCGCAACGGCAAATCGCCGATAAAAGTATAGGAGGGATACTATGAAATCAAATGGATTGAAATTTGAAGAAGAAACGGTAGCCACTCCTGCTGAAATTACTTTTTGTAACAATAAAATCTGGTCGGGCAATGCAGGGCGCACCGCTAATTGTCTTATGGTCGGAGACATCAGGGCTATAAAGAAAACGGTCACTATTAAATGGTATCATCTCACAGGCGAGCAGACTGCACAGATAAATAAGTATATCTCAAATGTTGATAGCCCATTTTTTAACGCCACACTTTTGGACGAGACTTTTAATGAAATCAAAATAAGGGTCTATGCAGGAGATCCAAGCTATGAAATATTCGGCTGGGACGAAAAGCGGCAGTTTTGCAAAGGCGTTGCTGTTGACCTTATCATGCAGTAGGAGGCGGATATATGTATACAACAAGTACAACCGTCTCCTCACGCATCGAAAGCTACTGCCGCACATGGCGTATGTGGCTTGAAAACGACGAGAGCGTAATAATGGGGGACAACATAATGTCCGCTACCAGTGACGTGCAGTCAACGAGCCTCAGTGACGACATAGAGCTTGGTGCAGTGTGCTCACAGTCTTGGGCATTACAGATAAACGATGCTGAAACACGTTTCCTCGGCAAAGAGTATGACCTGTCCCTGTACCTTGCAGACCTCACAGGCGTGACCACCTACTCCACCCTAGAAGCCTACACCTACGCAGAACTTTCAAAGCTGACAGTGGAGCAGATAAGCAAGCTTGGAGAGGTGCTTGACGGAGAGAGAATACCTCTGGGGCGGTTCACCTGCGTGAAATCGAAAAAGTCGGGCGGAAATACTGAGGTCACTTTTGCGGATAGGCTTTACTTCTCCGACAAGACCTATGTGCCAAAGGTCAAGCTACCTGCGTGGTCAAAGGCTGTCGAGGACGACATATGCAAGCAGCTTGGACTGCAAAACGGCAACGACTACACCATCCCTGCAAAGCTCCGTGTAAAGGGCGGTGCAAGGCTTTACGGCAAGGGTCACATAAGGCTGAAAACTGCAAACTTCGACTTCAAAATAAGCTCTATACCCAAAGACACCACAATGCGGCAGATGCTCAGTTACATAGCTTCGGCACAAGGCGAGTTCGGTTTTGTTGACCGATACGGCAGATACGTCCGCAAATGGTACGGCTCGAGCGTGAAGATACTGGACAACAACACTATCGACCTGCCAACACTGGGAGAACGTCCGAATGTTTTGGCAGGCATTGTCTGTAAGGTCAGCGACAGCGAAACTCTGCGGCTGGGCAATACCACAGGCTCGGCAGGGCGTGTGCTGGAGTTTGAAAATCCATATATGACAATGTCGCTGCTGCGGTCATTGTGGCATAGGATAGGCGGCTTTTCGTGGTATACAACGGAGCTTTTTCACCGCCTTGGCGACCCCCGATTTGACGTTGGTGACGTGATAACATACGTCAGCGAAAGCGGCGAAAGCTACGATATACCAATAACTAACATAGGATTCAATTTTGACGGCGGACTTTCAGCCGATATTTCTGCGGTGGGTCTGTCGGTGGAAGAACAGCTTTAGGAGGCGAGATTATGGACGAGAACGAGATAACAACTGTAGCTGATACGCAGGCGGAGAATACTGCCGATACAGCGGACACAGGTCAGACAACGCCCACCACCGAGGAGCTTATCCAGCAGCTCACGGCGAGGGTGGCAGCTCTTGAAGAAATAGTGGGCGAGGAGGAGTATGAGCTGCGGTACTCGGGCGAACAGACGGACGAGCTTTTAGACGGCGGTACAGCGGTGTTTCGTGCAAAGACAGCGGCGCAGATAGTAAGCCTTGTGAACAGGCTCTACCCGCTGTATATGCGGTGGGGGTCTTTCACGGTGAATATGAAGGTCAACGCCGACAACGGCTCTCAGTGGTCATACAATACACGCACAGGAATGATACCCTCGGGGGTCACTAACCCTGCGGTGTTTATGGTGTGTGACTGGGGCAAAAAGCACTTCAAGTCGCAGAGTTTTCAATACAAAGTCGCAAGCAACGGCAGGGACATCGACTGGGAGGCATACCTTGAACACACCTCAGACCAGGGCGGCACATACGCTTTCAAGGTGTACTATCTCATAGTTGGCAAAAATGCGGAAGGGGGAAGTATAGTTGGCTAGTTTCACGGAAAATCTCGGACTTAAAAAGCCCGACAGGACGGACAGGTTCAGCATCGAGGACTTCAACGGCAATATGGATATTATCGACACTATACCCGATATGGCGAGCGGACAGAGCCTTGTGGGTGTGTCAGTGGGAGAAGCGTACGGAAATATAGGTATAATAGGCATAGCGGAGGCGGTCGAAGATGAAAATATATGAGGGAACAGACGGACTAAGAGGATTAGTCAAGAAGCTTATCGAGGTCTATGACTTTAAGAAAGTTGTGTTCGAGGGCGATAATGCGAGTATTGATACCAAAGATGCCACCTTTCAGCTTTGGGTAACAGATGAACTGTTTTTAAGGGGTCAATTTACTGATACTGCGGCACACGGTTGGTGTGACCTAAGAACTGAAGCATTGACTTGCCCGTGTGTTAGCATAACAAATTATAAAAGCGATAAAAGAAGATGGATTATTTATAAGCAAAGTGATTTAGTTGCTATAGGTATAGACAATAACACAGCTAGTAGACCTAATATAAATATAATAATTGGCGAAATAACTAATTATGAAACAGGAGAAACTGAAATAGGCATGACAACAAGTTGTGCTACTAATACTATTGACAAATATGCTGTTTTTACAAACGGAATGTCCGTACTGTCTACACCTTATAGGTATTTTTGTCAACAAAAGTCAGTAACATCACTTACTCCTGTAGTTTCTACCAGTCAAAACAAAGGTTTTACAAATGTATATCATATACTTTCTCATATACAGGGTATATCAGATAGCAATACTTATTGTGACTACGCTGTACCTACACAAACTATACTGCTCAATAATAAGAAATATCTGTTAAGCAGATTTGCTTTTGAGATAAAGGAGTAAGCAAGATATGAAACAGAAATTTGCAAAGCTTATAGACGTCAAGTCTATCGTGACGATATTGTTGACAGCGGTGTTTTGCGTGCTGGCACTGCGCCGCACGATTTCAGCAGAGCAGTTCATCACGGTGTTTACTGTGGTGATATCGTTCTATTTCGGCACGCAGTATCAGAAAAACTATAAAAATAACAAGGAGGATAATTATCATGGCAGCGACAATTAAAGGCATTGATGTTTCTATGTATCAGACAAACGTAGATTTCGCAAAGGTCAAAGCGGCGGGCTACAGTTTTGTTATTATCAGATGCAATAACTGGGATCACACGAAGAACTGTGTAGTAAAAGACCCGCTTTTTGAAACGCATTACAAAAATGCAAAGGCAGCTGGGCTTGACGTTGGTGCATATTACTATACATGGCAGACAACGGTATCCGGTGCGAAACAGGACGCAGTTCTTTGTCTCGATTACATCAAGGGCAAAACTTTTGAATACCCGATTTACTTTGATCTGGAGTGGCAGAAAGCTTTTGCACGCGGTAAAACGGTATGCTCCGACATGGTAAAAACTTTTTGCACTGCGCTGGAGGAAGCAGGCTACTTCGCAGGTCTGTATATCAGCCGCAGTCCGCTCCAGACTTACATAACAAATGATGTCGCAAGACGCTATGCACTGTGGATTGCAGAATACAACAGCAAGTGCAACTACGGCGGCACATACGGTATGTGGCAGTACAGTTCAACGGGCAAGGTCAGCGGTGTTTCCGTGCCGGTAGACATGGATTACTGCTATGTGGATTACCCATCTGTGATAAAGGCTAAGGGGCTTAACGGGTTTAAGGCTACTAACACAAGCACGTCTAAGGTACTTGACAGTTCGGGCTTTAAGAAAGGTGATAAATCCGATGGAGTTCTTGCACTGAAACAGCTCCTTATGCTGGCAGGGTACAAACTTGACAACAACGGCACGTTCGGAGACGGTACCCTAAAGGCGGTCAATGCTCTGTTGAAAAAGTGGGGCTATACTCAGAACGGTATTGCGGGGACTAAATTTATTAAAAAGCTGTCTGCAACGATAAAGTAAAGGAGTAGCTTATGGATACAAAAGAAACATCATACAGCCAAATGGTGACAGTCACTAGGCTTAATTACAGGAGCGATTGCAACTTCACCGCCGGAACGATCGTTGGCGTTCTCGAAGATAATACTCCGGTAAAAGTCGCTGATGATTTTTATGAATTTCATCACGGTCACTACTGGAGAAAAATCAAGCTTGGTCGCAAGCATTATTATGTTGTTGCTGATTGGCTTAAAAAGATTTAAAAGTAACAGCTCCGGGCAATCCGCTCGGAGCTGTATACTATATTAAAAGGAGGTCATATTTATGAAAAGTCCAATACCATGGATTGGTGGAAAGAGCCAGCTTAAAAGTAAGATCATCAAGTCTTTCCCGCCTACTGAAAGCTACAACAGATTTATCGATGTATTCGGCGGAGGCGGGTCTATACTTTTTGCAAAAGGCAAACACGCTGATCTAGAGATCTATAATGACGCCAACAGTGATTTGGTCAACTTTTTCAGATGCTTAAAATATCATTCTGATGAGCTTAAAAAGGAGATAAAATACTATTTAAACAGCCGGGAAATGTTCCTTGACTGCCGTGAGCGCATATCTGTAACCGGATTTACAGACATTCAGCGGGCTGCTATGTTCTATGTGCTTGTCAAGACAGGCTTCGGAGCAAGTCTGAGAACGTTCGGCTGCAACAAAAAGCGGCTTAACACAGATAATTTCGCAGATATCGAGGCAAGACTGGATGGAGTAGTGATCGAAAACAAAGATTTTGAGGATCTTATCAAGGTATACGACCGTGAGAAAGCTTTATTCTACTGCGACCCTCCATACCACAAGACAGAGCGGCATTACACTGTTAAATTTACCGAGGATGACCATGAGCGGCTCTGCAGAGTTCTTCACCAGATCAAGGGCAGATTTGTACTGTCGTACAACGATGACAAGTATGTGAGAGACCTGTATAAAGACTACAATATTCAGGCGGTCACCCGCAATAACAGTCTTTCATCAGGTGATTTCAAAGAGGTAATAATCACAAATTTCTAGTATTTTTTTTAGAGAATAAATAACGGATTTCGTTATTTATGTTGTAAAAAACATACCGGAGGTAATCATGAGAGTAAAATTAAGGGCTTTGCTTAATTCCAGGGGCATTACTCAGGCTGAACTTGCGCAGGCGACAGGCATCAGACCGTCCACAATCTCACAGCTTTGCAATAACATCGCTGTCGGTTTCAAATTTTCACATCTTGAGCTGATTTGCAGATTTTTAAAATGCGATTTAAATGACATTTTAGAGCTGTAAAAAATACGTTTCAAAAATTCTCGATAATTCAAAAAAAGTGATGAGTGTTTCGTTTTGTTGAAACATTTCATCACTTTTTTGCGTTTTGCTTGTCAGTTTTTTGGATTTTGCTTGTCAAACATCATCTCTTTTTTGAGCCTTGTTAC